ATGAGTGCTGAGATAATGTATTTAGGTAAAAGTAAAACACCGGTAAGAATAATACCTATAAGTGAGATGCAAATACATGAACATTGAAAAGCCAATATACATGACACAACTTGCAAAAGAGTGGGGTATGAGTATGCCTACACTTAAAAAGCATTTTGAAAATCTCAGACAGAAACACCCTGAAGAAGAATGTTTGAGAAGAAAAATCAATGGTAAGGCAGTAATTTATCCTAGTGACTTACCTAAAATTAAAGAGTGTCAAATTTAAAAACTGAAGAAAATAAAAAAGAAACTTGTCATACTTGTAAGACTAGATATACAAGACACATGATGATTCAATCGTGTTTTGATACTTACAAATGTATTCGTTGCTACAATGGTGGTAAGGTTCTTATAAATTATAGAAAAATAGCAAAAAAAATATTATTCAACATTAATTAACTCTAAGATACATTTATTGTAAATAATCTGTATCGTTCCCTCATTACCCTCTTTGTACTTGTCGTTCTCTAAAGAGTAACTAGAGAAAAGTATTGTCGTGTCCTTAGTTTTCTTATGCAACCAACCTACTGTAAAACAAACAGGCATAGGTTTTTTTTCATAACTACTAGCCTCTATCCATGTAGGATCACACAGGCCACTATCTATCCACTTGACAATTACTAATTTATTTTTTTTTGGTAGTCTTTTTTTTTCTGAGTAAGTCTGCATCTGCTTTTCTTGCTCCACCTTTGCCTGAAACAAAAGACTTTACTCTACCCATCGCCCATTGATGAGCTGAAACTTTTGGCCTTGAACCAGAGCTGTAATAAGCACCTAGACCTCTTTTATAAACTTTGTCCAGAGTACCTTTAGAAAATCTACTTGCACCAGAAATACTTTTATACTTCGACATTATCCTTTACTCCTCATTTTAGAAATTCTATCCATCATAGCTGGTGTTAATTTACCCTCTCTGTAAAGTCTGGCTGTTCTTTTTATTTCAGACTCTCTAGCTTTTGGGTTCTTTGCACCAGCTACATATTTTATTGGAACGCCCTTTTTTGTCTTAGGTACTTTCTTAAACTTTCTTTTTTTTGTTTTTCCCATTTTTCCTAAGTCTCTTAAAATCAGCTCCAGTAATTTTGTTAAATGGCTTCGCTACACCAGCTAACTTTTTTTGTTTTTGAGATAATTTTCTAGGCATTATTTTTTCTTAGCTGTTCTAGCAGCTCTCCTAAATTGTTCCTCTGTCGGTGCTCCTTTTGCACCTTTTTTTCTCATTTTACCTCCACGCTTTCTTTTAGCATGAATGTTTGCGTATAGTCCTTTACGCATTACTTCTTTTTCTTTTTGGCTTTTTTCTTACCCTTTTTCATCATAGGGTTCATTTTACCATTTACTTTTTTTGCAGTCTTTTTCATACCACGCATATTTATTCTCCTTTGTAAGTTGTGTCGATGTTCGACAGTTTCATTATAGTAGTCTGCTTCCCAATGTTTGTAGTAACCTACTTTTTTTAACTTCTGAGAAGCATTTTCTAAGTCTTGATATCGTTGTATCAAAACCATTAGAAAGTTGTTGTCTGTGCTAAAACCATGATCGTAAAGAAAGTCTATATTTTCTTCACCAGTTTCAGGGTGTGATGACATTAAGTAAACATCTTTTGGCATATAAACAAAATTTAAAGCCTCTATGCTAGATGCTAATTCGTTTGCATTGATTGATAAATCAGAACAACCAATTATGACAATTCTGTATTTAGTTTTTTTTAATTTGTTTGCCCACTCTACCACAGTTGGATATAGCTGTTCAGCATCATGGACTTCTTCAATCTCAAATTGTTTTTGAGTTCTACAGCCTTGTGCATAAGGGCAAGTTGGAAAGTTTCCCAAATGTTTATTTGGTTTCTCTATAATTTTTTTTGACCAGAGTAATATGTCGTCTGTGACTGATCTCACTTTTTCTTTTTCTTATTTCTTTCTGATATGGCTTTTGCTTTTCTCTTAGCGTCTGCCTTTGATGATGCTCCCCATTTTCTTAATGATAATAGTAACCTTGTTGGCTTTCCATCTTTGTACTCTGCACCTTTAGCATTACCCATTCTGGCCAGGAAAGATGCTCTGCGAGGATTGTCTCCTGACTTGACTGGTGGTTTTAAATTTAATCCTTCTTTCTTTTTAAAGTATGCTCTACCTTTTGCAGACAGGCCTCCTGATGGATTTTTATGTTCTTTTCTCATTATTGATACCAGTTGAGTCTAGTTTTACCTCTGTTTGTTTTTCAAAAGTTTCTATAAATTCTTGATCTTTTGACAGCTTTTGTTGATATACTGCAAACTCTTTTTGTTGTGCAACTACATCATCTATTGTCATTGTCATCATCTTTTTTCTCAAATCTGCATTTCTATCATGTGCAAGTTCAAGTCTATCAGTTAAAAATTTTACATGAGTTTTTAATTCTCTGCACTCTTTTTTTATCTTTCTAAGCAGAGATTCTAACTCCTTTGTTGTACTCATTTCTTGAGCAGTTTCATAGCTCCTGATGCACCCTTAATGCCAAAACTAGCACTAATGGCGATATATAGTAAATGCTGATAGTATGCAGGTAAACTGTGTAAGGCCTCAAATCCAGCCTTAATATGTGGTGTCATAAATGGCACAAATACTAAAACTGCTGGTAATAACAGGACTATAAGAGCTATCTCATCTTTTATACTGTTTTCCATTTGATTTACAGCAGATGACTCCCAAGCCACTTTACCAGCAATTTGATCTTCTTTTAGTTTTTGTTTTGCCTTTATCTCAGTAACAGCAAGTTCAGCTTTTGCTTTTTTTGTTGAGACATATCCTTTGACAGCTTCACCAGCGACACCTAACAAGGGTTTAATTAACATCTGAAACATTAAATGCTCCTCATAATTTCTGCTAATTCACTTGCTCTATTCGGTGTTTGTTTTGCCCATCTAGAATCAAGCATCTCATCAGCAGCTTCAGCGTACTCACACTTATTCAAATGATACTGAAAGCGTTTAAATTTAGATAATCTTGGTAATCCTAACTGAAAAGCCATATTAATAACACAGCCAAAAGCACGAGGATCAATAGTTTCCCCTTTGATGAAAGTTTGTGCATCATCGGTAGCTTGTCTAAAGTCTCGTTCAAAGTATTCCATAATTGTTGCATCATCGTATTCTATCCCTTCTTTTAGATCGTCTGTTTCTAAAACCAAATGGCCAACGCCAAATGTAGCGTTACCTAAATGGTCTTTGTAAATTTTATTTATCTTACCTTCATGTTTTATTATTTCTTGTTTTACTTCTTCGTACATTCTATTAGTTTCTCCAGATACCATTTCGCCTTTTCTAAATCCTCAAGTTTATTCTTTTTACGCCACCTCACAACATATTTAATAATAGATCCTTCAAAGAAGTCTAAATTAAATGCTTTTATAAAATCAGCTAGTTGTATTGTTGTGCCGATGTAATACTCAGGATTTATTTTATCGTTTATGTTCTCTCTCTTTGTCCACCTATCACTCATACTTGTCCAGTCCACTTGCCATTATTATCAAGAAACATTGGGTGTAATTGTGGTATAGAATTAACAATACTAGCACAAGAAATTATTGGCCTTTTGATAAAGTTTTTACCATATTTGAATGCTTCATGTTTAGGCTCTATACTAGATCCTACACACATAGCAAAATTTAAGGCCAAAGGTGAGCTAAAAAGTTCAATAGAACTCTTTGTATGTTGATGACCAACACATAAGCTCATTCCTAATTCTTTTGCACTAGCTAAGACATTTGCTTTAAAATGATGAGTAAAAAATAGATTTGTTTTGTTTGGTAATTGCACAATCAATTTATCGTGCCAAGTCCATTTCCACTTTTTATCAATGCCTAGTATCGTATTTATGTCTTTTAAAAAAGATTCAGGCATCGCTGATCTTTCAGCAAGTCTTTGTATTCTAATATCGTGATTACCCCACATAATAGGCATAGGACAATCAAATATTTTTCTTAGTTTTTTTATACAAACCCTAGCTTCTTCAAGTTCATATTTAATGTTCTTCAACTCTGGTGAATGTAAGTGAGTTGATACAGAATGTGCATCAAACAAATCGCCAATCATAACAACCAAAGTAGGTTTAATTTTTTTTTTAAGTTTTTTTATCCACTTAAAAAATTCTTTTTTTTGGTAAGGAAAGTGTAAATCACTTAATACCAAAATAGATTTAGTTTTAAACATTCCCCCTCCTAATAGCGTTTATGCTTTAGGTACTGCTTTTGTTGTGCAAAATGTAGTAACATATACATTAGGTTCTTGCATAAAAGATTGTGCAAGACTTTCCGATGCAGCTCTACATTCAGCTTTTGTATTATAGGATTGATTGTAAATTATCTGTTGGGTACAAGTTGTATCTAAAGATGTGTAAGGATTCTGAATACATAACCAGAATATAATAAACATCTTCATTTATTTATTAGATAACTTTCTATCCATATAATCTTTTCTTTTATCACAGCTATATCTTGTTGCATCTGTGATATTTTATCTGCCTTCTTTTCGACAGCTTCTAATCTTTCTGACCACATACCCCAAGTAATAAGCATAGATGCTAGAATGACTATGTATGGTGCTATGGTTTTTACATCAATCTTCATTTGCTCCACTCCACTTTAAACTCATTACCCTTTTGATCTTGTATTGACATGGTTTGTTTTTCTGTGCCATAAATTTTAGGTGCTAATTTACCAGCCTTAAAATGCACATTTTTTTGTATAATTTCTAGCAGCTTGACTTTAGTCATATTTAACTTTGGATCTTTCTTTGCTTCTTCTAATAGCTTATCTAAATCTTCAATCGTATAAAGTACGCTATCATGCTTTGCCTGTAAGTATTGATCGTTTAATTTTTTATCTTTGTTAATCCATTGTCTAAGAGTTGTCCAAGATACATCAAGCTCCTTGCAACATTCTCTGATTGTTTTACCTCTGGCCAACATTTCAAATAAATCAGCAAGTATAGACTGTTTGTATTTACTTGGTCTGTTGCCTTGTTTCTTTACTACTTCTGTTGTCATTATTTTACCTTTGCTGACATATTACCTAATGGATTATTTAATGCCTTGTCTATTTCTAATTGTAGATTATCTTCTAATTCTCTAATCATATCTTCAAACAATCTAAGTTCTTCTCTTGTTTTGTTTTTGATACCATCAACTAATGCCTCAATATGTCTTGAGTCAGCTTCTAGTTGACGAACATCGCTTTTCAGATCGTCTTTAAGTTCTTTTGCAGTAGATGCCACAAGCTCAACCTCAGATAAAATCATTTGCATTTCTTCATTCAGCATAGACACTTCTTGTTGTATTAGCTCTATTCTTTTATCAAAGCCACTAAGGTCAGGAGCTACGAACTCTTGTACTTGTTGTTTCATATCTAGGTAATCATCATAAAATTTATAGCCAGTCCAGCCACCACCTATGATTGC